TTTAGCAGCTAATAATATACTTCGGAGGGGCATCTCCGAATTGTGGAGTGAGGATAAGACTGCTTGGGCAGCACCTCACGTTTGCACACAAGAATCTCCCTGTCTTTAGACGGGAGAGTATGTCAATAAAAATAAAGGTAAAATGGGGTGCAAAAAAGGTGGTCGTAAAAAGCGTGTGAAACGCTAATGCAAACAGGTTATTCATAATCGCACTAGGGCTGTCTCAAAGGCAGCCCTTTATTTTTTTTCATAAATTTGTAACTTTTTTGTAATTGTTACGTATTACAGTTATAATGGCAACTTATATTATTAAGGTAATAAGTTAAATTAGCCCTTAAGGGTTTTAAACAATAAGGTATGAAAATAAAAATTATTAAATGGCATCCGGTTGTTATAAAGTTTATGGACGATATAACTCCGTTGATTAAAGTTAAGGAAGTTAAGCCTAAGAGATACACCAGGTTAAGGTTATACAAAGTTAGGCCTATAAACATAAGGGCTGTAGTGATATAAATATTAATATACCCCTTATACTTATGTTTAATTATAAATTTTATTTTTGGTATGTGGTCAATAATAGGTTTAGGGGGGTTTGTATTAATTACATCCGGGTATTCTTTAATTTATTTTGCGATAGCTAAAGACTATAAAAAAAGCAAAATGTGGAAGATTTTACAATTTATAGCAGGCGGTTTATTATGTGTGGCTGGCACAATATGTATTATATACGGGGTAATTAGCACAGAATAAAAGTTTTTAACAAATATGATAGGTGAAAAATTTACGTTAGCAATAGACTTTGACGGTGTTATTGTTTCACACTTATACCCAGATGTCGGTAAATTGCACGAACCGGCAAAAGAGTTTGTAAATAGGTTGTATGACACTGGTAGGTTTTATATAATAATATGGTCCACCAGGGCAGGTGAAGACTTAGACCAAATGGTAGAGTTTTTGAAAGCTAATTCTATTAAATACGATTCTATAAATGAGAACAATCCTTTGTTTATAGAGGCGTTAAATTCAAAATTAGTACCTGAACCAAGGAAGATTTATTACGATATGGTTATAGACGACAAAGCTTTACCGTGGTTTGACTTTAATGATAAGGTAGCCTGGGACTTGATGTATAAAATTGTATTAGGTCAAGAGTATTCTGTAAGGTTGGAGAAGGCAAAGGCTGATTTGAGGACTAACAGTAAAAACGATGCTGGTGTTGAAGATAAAACTAGTGAACAATAGGTATGGGTAAAAAGGTCAAGTCTTATTGGTGGTGTATAGAAAAGGGCTGTAAGTACAAACGTGTACATTACACTCATAAAGGCAAGGTTGTTGAACATATAGGGTGTTCTCATCCTGATCTATTAGACCAATATGGTCCAGTTAATCCTAACCTTGGGGTACCTATAGGGGAATTACAAATGTGCCCAATGCTTGTGAGTGATATAATGACATGTTTTAAAAGTGTTTTTGATGAATAATAACAAATCTCGGGTAGAACAGTTTAAGCAGGTTCAAAGCCAGGCTTTAGATTTATTCTCTAAAAAGAATGCAGACTATGGCGATGCCTTTGCTGAGTTTGGCGTTGTTGGTGTTATAGTAAGGATGACAGATAAGTTAAAAAGGTATGTCAGTGTTTCAAAAAACGGCATATCTTTGGTAAATGATGAGTCATTGAAAGACACTTTAATAGACCTACACAATTATTCAGCAATGGCTTTGATGTTATTAAATGAACAAGCAAATGAGTAAACAGGAAATAAACGGTTATGTATATCCACAGGTTCAGGTAATTACTATACCTGGAGTAGATGATATTGCAAATGTGTTTGTTGAACTGTATACAGAAGTAAGGAAACAGGACACAGATGGCGAATGGTATCTATTGCCTGTTCGTATGAAGCAAATGATGTCATACCCAAGCATGACAGTGGAGGAGATACATCATTTGTATGCTAAATTTATGATAGAGGTATATAAAGTTATAAAAACAGGTGTTATAGACGAAAAAACACACAAAAAAGACGAAGATACCAGGACAGAAGAAGAACGTATAAATGATAACTTTGTGCCAAAAGCACCAAACAAGGAGATAGAAGATGGCAATAAGGAAGCAGTCTAAAGGGACTGATAAACGGGTTGTTAAGGTAAAAGTACGAAACAAAGGCGTACATTCAAAAACTAAGCAATCCAAGAATAAAAATAGTAAAAACTATGTTAAACCTTATAATAAACAAGGGCGTTAACAAGTGTGTGAAAATAAAAATAAACATATGGAAAGTATGATAGGCAAAAAGTTTTATGTATTTACGAACTGGGGTCTTTGTAAGGCTGTAGTTGTTAAAGAACGTACAGACGAAAAGACCGGTGTTGTACAATACAAAGTAAAAATAGATGTTGATAGGGAAACCAAGAACCGTGATTATGGCTTTTGGTTTAACAGCAAACAGTTAAATAAATATTATTTTACAGCAATAATATTAGAAATGTTTAAACCTTTTGGTTGGTTTGTTAAATCTTTATTTAAAAAGTAATTTATGGGAACAGAATACGTGTATATTAATAAGATGCAGCCGGTAGAAGTATCTAGGACTTTTTTAGGTATAAAAAAAGGGACTATTTTAAAATTTGATCCTGCAAGTTCTAAATACGTTAGTATGGCTAGGGAAGAAGAAATAGGAGATGGTGAATATTATTATTCAGGTTTTGCAATAGCAATAGACCCTGACATAATAGATAAAAACGTTGGGCATGTGTTTAGGGTTTTACCAAAATTAAATACTAATAAAGATGAAGCCACAGCTAATAAATATGAAGCCACAGAAGAGATCGAAGAAAAGGTTGCCACAAAAGAAGTGGGTTACATTGGAAGAGAAGATTCGCCTGAAAAGTATTGGGATGAAGATAAAACACTTAAGGAAAATAAAACAAAAGATGAAGGCGCTGTTCTCAACAATGTAGAAAAAAACTATGTTCTTAAATTTAGGTGCGGCTTGTGTGGTGAAGAAAACTACATGTTTGAAACAGACAAGGGTTTATTTCTACCTGCTTCTAATGTCTTCAACATGAAGTTGAAATGCTCGGTGTGTGGCAATACCTCAGAGTTATATTATGATGAAGTTAGTTAAAAAAGTAAATATTCAAAATTTATATACAGACTTTGTTAACATTCTTAACGGGATACTTCAGCTTTCCAAACGGGAGGCTGAGGTATTCTCGTTGTTATTATATTTTAGTGACAACGGGCATACTGATAATGTTAACAGCAAGGTTGTAAGGAACAATATAAAAAATAGTATAAATATCAGTGAACCTAATCTAAGTAAATATTTGAATGTTATAAAACAAAAAGGTCTTATAGTTAGGTCTGGTTCTGGTAAATGGGTTGTAAACGATAATATAAAACCACTTATACAACAGAATAAAGAAGTAGAAATAACATTTGTATTGAAGGTGGTTAATAATAAAGAAACAGGAGGGGCAATAAATGGTACGTATGTTAAGGGAAAGGCTTAATAGAATCCTATGGAAAGATTTTGACAAAGAGCTATACGATAGGGATTACAGTGTTAATTTAGGGTTTAAGTTTTTTGGGCGATGGCGATGGTTATTTTTTGAGGACCGTTATATTGAAGAGAACATAGACAATTCTTCTTCAGGTTCAAAGGGTAAAAAAGACCAGTCTATTTCCAAGGCAATTGGTTTCATAACAAAAAAATTTGAAAAATAAACATGGATAGACAGCAGTCTATAATTAAAAAGATTGCAGAAAAGCATAATATAGATCAAAGAGTTTGCAAGGAGATTGTTAATTCCCCTTTTGTTTATTTAAAATATTTGGTTACAAGTTCAAATATAGAAGAAGGGTTAAGGATACCTTATTTTGGCGCTTTTTGTCAAAAAGGTGGTTATAAAAATAAAACTATGAGGATTGAAAATAGGGTAAAGGAATTATTGGACAACCTGGAAGAGGTTGCTTCTATGATGGTTTCTACGCTAGGGTTTGAACTAGTATCTCCAAATTCGGCAGAGAGAATTTTGAAGGACGCTTTATCGTCAAAAGATTATGATAAGATAAACATGATTTGGAACGGTTGGGTTGAATATAATGGCAAATTGAACAACGATGAAAGTATTTGATATAGTAGATAATACTGTGGTTTTAAACCCTCAATCTTTAAATATACCTGAATTTAAAGCTATATGGGACAGGGATAAATCTAAAACGAAGGGTATCGCTTCCAAAGAAATATCGTATATAGTATATATATATGATGAGTCAATAGACAATCCTTATCGTGCTTATAAAGACGATGAAAGGGAAGCTGTGGTAAGGAAAGATTTTATGCCTGCAAATTGGGAACCAGATGAATTGGTTCTCAAGGCCATAGAAAAGTACAAAGACTTAAAACAAACTACTAATTCTAGGTTACTTAGGTCTGCAAAAAAGGCTGCAGAAAAGTTATCAGAATATTTCGATTCTGTAGACTTTAACATGAAAGACGCCGGTGGTAAACCTATATTTTCATCTAGGGACTTGGCTGCTAATCTAAAAGAGGTTGCAGGTATAGTAAAATCATTAAACACGCTAGAAGAGATGGTAAAACGGGAGCAAATGGAATCTTCTAAAGTGCGTGGAGGTGGGGAAGTAGGTATGTATGAAATACCTAGTGATGATTTTGATTATGGTATTGATTAATTATGTATGAAGTAAAAGTAAAAAGGTGTGAGGATTCTGATAAATTTAGACCTGCGGCACTGACTTTTGAACAATTTGGGTACTACACTACAGCTCCTATAGGTACTACAGCATACAAGAAATATTGGGACGAAGAATTATCCCGTTGTATATGGGGGTACACAACCCCAGATGGTGATTATATAACGGGGTATTTTTATTTTTATTTAAACTATAGTAGAATTATAAAGACAGAAGAGAAAATAATTGTCGACCAAAAAGGTAAAACACGTAGGATTTCTAGTAGGATTGAGAGTTTCCCTAATTTCTATGATTATGACAGGGCTTATTTTGAAGCTATAGAAGAAGCTGAAAACAAAGGCAAACATTTGGTCACTATAAAGAAACGTGGTGCTGGTTATTCGTATAAGGCTGCTTCTATGATGTGTAGGAATTTTTATTGTATCCCTAAATCCAAATCTTATGCGATGGCTTCAGAAGCAGAGTTTTTAACAAAAGACGGTCTGTTGACGAAAACGTGGGATATGATGTCTTTTATAGACACTAAAACAGCATGGGGTAAGCGCAGGCAAGTTAAAAATACCGCCATGCACAAACGTGCATCCTTTATACTTAAATCCGGCGATGATTTTGGGATAGTATCTGAAGGGGGATGGGGATCTGAAATAATAGGTGTTAGCTTAAAAAATGACCCACAAAAAGCAAGAGGTAAAAGGGGTAAGCTTATATTGTGGGAAGAAGCTGGTAAGTTCCCAGGTTTAAAAGAATCTTGGCAAATATCAAGGCCTTCTGTTGAAGATGGTTCTGTAGCATTTGGACTGATGATAGCTTATGGTACAGGTGGTACAGAAGGGGCTGACTACGAAGGATTAAAAGACTTGTTTTATGCTCCTGAGTCTTTCAACGCTTTGCCAATAAGAAATATATGGGACGATGGTGCATATGACGGTAAACCATGTGGGTTTTTTGTTCCAGAGTACTATAATCTTGTTGGTTCAGACGAATTTGGAGTTCCGTTTATGGATAAAAACGGTAATTCTAATGTTGATGTTGCTAAGAGTTGGTGCATAAAGCAGCGTGAAAAGATTATAGAAAATGCCATAGACAAAACATCCATAGATAGGTATGTTGCAGAACATCCATTTACTCCGATAGAAGCGACTTTACAAATCTCCGGTAATATATTTCCTAAAAAAGATTTAATTTTACATTTAGCAAATATACGAAATTCCAACAAATTAAAAGATTTTAAACAGGTTGGTGATTTATATATGGACAAAGATGGTAAGGTTAAATGGGAAATAAACACTAGGTATAAGGACATCACTAAATGGCGATTAAGTTCGTCAGACGATCCAACAGGTGCAATAGTTATATGGGAACACCCACCTGATGAAATACCATATGGTTTGTATATAATAGGGTGTGATAGTTATGATTATGATCAATCAACTACAGAGTCTCTTGGTTCTGCAATAGTGTTTAAAAGGTTTCAGACTTTTGAGGCATATTATGATCTGCCTGTTGCAGAATATACAGGTAGGCCAGAAAAGGCTGAGATTTTTTATGAAAAAGTCAGGTTGCTTGCTTTATATTACAATGCAAGGATAATGTATGAAAATCAAAATAAAGGTATATTTGATTATTTTACACATAAAAAGTGTGATTATTTGCTTGCAGACCAACCTGACATAATAAGGGATGTGGTTGGTGGTACAACAGTTAAGAGGATAAAAGGCTGTCACATGAATAAGCAACTAAAGATTTGGGGAATAGGGTTGCTAAAGGACTGGTTGTGTGAGGAATTTGCTCCTGGCAGGAAAAATCTAACTAAAATTTTTTCAGAAGCTCTGCTGGAGGAGCTTATAGCTTATAATGACAACGGCAACTTTGACAGGGTGATGGCAATGGTTCAAATAATGATATATTTAAGGGAACTTCATTCTATTATTGTAAAGAAACATAAGGAAATTGAAAAAAGACAATTATTTAACGGTGGTATATTTAGGGATATTTAATTAAACGATTATGATAGACAAATCTAATTTTCCTATACAAAAACTCCCAAGGTCTAAAAAGACTGAAGAGTGGGGAAAGGCTTCTCTGGATGCTGTAATATCCAGGTATGATAGTGGCGCTTTTAGTCCTAGTAGGAGGTCTGAAATGCTAAATTGGTACGGGTTATACAACAGTGAATATGATGAAAATGATCTGAGGTATGTGACCAATCCTTTTAAAGTTGAAGACGGGTTCCCTGCAAAAGCTCAAAATTTTAATATAATAAGGCCTAAGATTGATTTATTGGTTGGGGAAGAGTCAAAAAGGCCGTTTGATTTTAGGGTTATACAGACAGATCCTTCTGCTGTTACTAAATTACAGGAGCGTAAAAAAGAACTACTAATGCAGTATATGTATTCTGTCATAGGAGTTAATACTGATGAAGAAGGCAATCCAATTACACCGGAAGAGATAGAAAAGTATATGAGATATACTTATAAAACTGTGGCCGAAGAGTCTGCATACCATATTTTGAATTATTTAATAAAGAAATTAAACCTTGAAAATGAGTTTTTGAAGGGTTGGAAGGATGCGCTAATATGTTTTGAAGAGATATATTATGTTTCTACTATAAATGGTAACCCTGTGCTGGAAAGAGTGTCTCCGGTATTTTGTGATTATGACAAAGATCCTGATGTAGAGTTTATAGAAGACGGGGATTGGTTTGTAAGATATATGCAAATGAGTCCAGCTTCAATATATGATAGGTTTTTTGATATGATGTCTGAATCAGATCTTGACAGGTTGCTTGAAATGTCAGGTGAAGGGAGACCGCATTCTACAGAAAATCCTTCTACAAAAGACCCGATTGTTTCTTACAGGGATACTACCACAAAGAAATTTATAAGAGGGGTAGAAACTGATTTGAGTTTGGTTGATGTTTATCATGGTGTATGGAGGTCTTATAAAAAGATAGGATTCTTAACTACGGTTGGTGAAAATGGTGAGGAGATAAATACAATAGTCAGTGAGGATTATGAACCTTTACCGGAAGATATAATAGAATGGGATTGGATACCAGAAGTTTGGGAAGGGTACAGGATAGCAGATGATATTTATATAGGTATAGGACCAGTTGAATATCAGCACACTTCTGTTGATAGCATATCTTCAAGGAAACTTCCATACTGTGGTATAACTTACAATAATTTAAACAGTGTACCAAAATCACTTGTAGGCCTAATGAAACCTTTACAGTATATGTACATTATACTGTGGTATAGACTTGAGTTAGCGTTGGCTAGAGACAAAGGTAAAGTGGTTGTTATGGATGTAACGCAGATACCGAAAGGACTTGGTATAGATGTTAATCAATGGATGCACTATTTGAGTGCTTTGGGTGTTAATTTTGTAAATCCGTACGACGAAGGTTGGGATGTTCCTGGTAGGGAAGGTGGTAAGCCTTCTGCATTTAACCAAATATCAGCACTTGACTTATCTATGGCAAATGTTATAGGTGAGTATATACAACTGATGGTTAAAATAGAAGATATGATAGGAGAGATTTCTGGTGTGTCAAAAGCAAGACAAGGCCAGATACATCATTCTTCTTTAGTTGGTAATGTGCATCAGGAAATAATACAGTCTTCACATATAACAGAGCCTTTGTTTTGGGTGCATAATCAGGTTAAGAAAAATGCGCTTACAATGCTTTTGAATGTTGCTAAACATGTTTACAGCGAAGGTGACAAAAAATCTATACACTATGTTTTAAATGATACAGAAAGAGTATTTTTAAACATAGAGGATGATTTTGTTTATTCGGATTTAGATGTATTTGTTAGTGATAATTCAAAACACAAACAG